CAATCTTAATTCTGATAGTAAAGCTACATTAATTGAGTTACTTTTATTAGCATCTGAAAACAATGGTGAACTACCTGAAGTCCACAAGATAGCCTTTAGATTAAGGAAGACAGAGGATTTCATTAACAAGCAAATCAGTCTGTTATCACATTGGTTACAAGATGATAACAACTTGATAACAACTTGTGAACAAAATGTTTCCCTAGAGAAGAGTAGAGTAGAGGAGAATAAAGATATATACTTCGATGACTTCTGGAATAGTTTGTTAGCAAAGAGAAAGAATAATAAAAAGGGATGTAGAGATAAATGGATTAAGCATGGTTTGGATAGTGAAGCAGATACTATCATCAACTGGATAAAGTCTATGAATGTAACTAAAGAATGGAAGGATGGTTTTAATCCAGCACCTGAAACTATTATCAATCAGAGAAGATGGGAAGATGGAGATAGTCCTAAAGTTAAATATGATTGGGAGGGAGCACTATGATACAGACAGTTGGCGACATGATGGATCAGTTAACTATCTCTTCAGATGAGATAAGAAACTATAAGAGCAAAAGTAAGGATGACTTTAAGATTAGAGATATGACTAACTTTGCAGATGATGTTATAGATTATTTCTATAAAGAACTAAAATCAGGTAAGAGTTTAGGCTTTCCAAAGATGGACTCTGGATACCTTTGCAGATTAAGCGAGGTAAATTTAATTACAGGGATTAGCGGTCATGGTAAAACCCAAATGCTTATGCAGTGGGTCAATCATTTATCCAAGACAGGAAAGTGTTTAGTTATGTCTATGGAGATGAGACCAGAGATTTCTATTTCAAGGCTTTGCCGTATTGGTCTTGGTCGTAATTCAACTGGAGCTCCACCAACTCCAAAGTTTATTAAAGAATACTGTGAAGAGAAGAAGGATAGTATTTATATCTATGACCAAACATCAACGACCACAAGTGATGATGTCTTCGCCAGTATGATCTATGCAAAGGAAGTATTGGATTGTGACTACATAATTGTAGACTCTTTAATGACTATACAGGATGTGGATGAGGGCAACGATGGATACAATCAGCAGAAGAAGTTTATCAATAAACTATCCGTCATGGCTAAATCTTTAAACATGGCAGTATTCCTTGTAGCACATTTAAGGAAAGTTGCTGATGAGTTACAAGCTCCAGATGCACAAAGTATCTACGGCTCTAGTAACATTCGTAATTTGGTAGACAACATCATCATGATATACCGCAATAAGTTGAAGGAAAAATGGGCAGATGATAAAGCCAAGACTGAAGATGAGTTGAAGGTAATGCCAGATTGTTTAGTCTACATACAGAAACAAAGGAACTATCCATTCGAAGGTAAGTTTGGATTTTATTTTAACAGAGCCAGTATGATATTTCAGGAGACCCCGCTATGAATGATCTACTTAAATTTATTAAAGAGTTTAACTGTACCAGTTACAAAATTACAGATAAGAATGGTGTTGTTATTAAATATGTAAAGGAAGGTAAAGATGCGATTCACCCTAACAAAAAACAATCTTGATAATTTTATAGACAAGATAAAACAATTAGACTTTGATAAACTATGGAGGGTTGATGTGAATGAACATAAATTTACTAGAAGCATAGAGCAGAATAAACGATACTGGAAACTTCTGAAGGCTATCGGTGATGGACTGGGTTATGAGCCAGAAGAGATGGACTCACTCATGAAGTTTAGATTCCTTAAGGAAGAGGTGGAAGTTAACGGTGAGAAGATTGTTAAGATTCCAAGTACCACTTCTCTGAATACAGAAGAGATGGCTGAATACCAGAAGCAGATAGAATGGTGGGCATCTCAATATGGTTTTCAATTTAAGGATGAGTAATGTTTCGCAGTAAGAAGATGATGGAAGCATGTAGGAAATTACCTTGTATGCACTGCGGGGCTAACGATGGAACAATAGTTGGAGCTCATAGGAACATGGGTAAAGGGATGGCTATGAAGGTGAGTGATGCGTTAGTCGCATCCTTATGTTACAATTGCCATCATGAATATGACAATGGAATAAATCTCAATCGTGATCAGAAGCGTGAGATGTGGGATAAAGCCTATATAAACACTATGCAGTACATGATAGAGAATGGGATTCTTCATGTTTGAATATGTATTAGTTGTATATCTTACAATGAGCAGTCCAGAATATGTAGGACATTTTGTAGATTGTACACGAGCCAATGAGTATGTGATGCAGCACTATCCAAAGGCAGAGTATACCAGTTGTTTACATGAAGATTATATTAACTTACCAGTTGGCTTGATTAAGAAGGAGATTAAGTGATGGGCAAGGGTAGCAGTAGAAGACCAACAGACGATAAGAAGTATTCAGATAACTACGATAGAATATTCGGGAATAAGAATGGCAAAGACAAGCCCAACACAAAGAACACTAAAAAGACTAAAGGATAGTCAAGAGTATCCTCTTGTTAAAATCGTTGAGCGATGGAATTCATTCGCAAAGGTACGCCAAGACCTGTGGAATTTTGATATTCTCGCTATCGATAGCAAAGGAAATACGGTAGCCATTCAAGTTACTAGTAAGACAAACATGAGAGCAAGGATTCGCAAGATAGAGGATTCAGAATACACTCCTCATCTTCGAGAAGCAAACTGGACTTTGTTAGTAGAGGGTTGGTACAAAGACGGTCATAGGTGGAAATCAGAAATCATTGACATTTCCTAGGAAAATCCTATGACAGATAACATAATACTATATAAGAGGATATAATAATGGATATAAACAGAGTAAAACTTATTTTAGAAGACTGGGCTTTATATATGAAAGTGGATAATCATAAGTTAGGCTATCCTAGTAAATCCATTCTCATTAATTCAGGCGGGGAGTCATCGCATGAAATATTTGAACAAATGATTGATGATATGGATTTTAATAATGTTCAAGCTATGGATGCAATCATTGACTCATTAGAACCATTACAAAAACAAGCGGTCTACTCTAGATATTTAAAAGAGAAGAAGCCAGTTGAATATACACGCCTACTCTCATTAGCTATGGATAATATAATAACTTTAGCTTCTCGTAGAATTCCTGCCTAATTTTACTCAATTCTCATTAGTACCTATGTTATAATATGCGAGTGGGATAGGTACGCCCATTTACTTTATAAAGTTACATCCTCCCGAAAAGCCTTGCTACTCTCTCCAGCAGGGCTTTTTGTTTTATGGGTATGGTAAGGTATAGGAAGGGTAAAGAAAACCTCACCACGAGCCCTGTACGAGCTCGTAGCGTGGTTAATTCTCATTAGAAAGTATAAGTTAGATAAGAAGCTATCAATAAGAGGGTAAAAATTCCCATTCTCATTAATAGCAATGGCAAATGTTTTTTGAATCTTTGCCAGCGTGTAGGTTTAATATGCTGATTGATTTCATGTAGATAGCGTTCAAGATCCATAGTTAAGCCCCTTTTGTTTTAACATTCTCATTAATAATTTGCTCGTTTAAAAAGTAAAGTTTATCTAATAATTGAATTACCATTGATTGGTTATCAATTACTAAATAATCTTTATATGGTTTAAATACTGTAGTTAGTTTAATTGTATCGTACATGGTAGCCCCCTCTATTGTGTAAAATATCTTCAATATAGTTTTTAAGATAGATATCATTCAAGCCGTAGCTTGTATATTTTATCCGCCATTCTATTTCCTTGATTATATTGAATAGTTTTTGATTACTGTAATATTTATATTGCATAATAGCCCCTTTATATAGTTATAAAATGATTAATAACAAGTATTAATCCATAAACCCGCTAATATAACGGGCTTATAGTTAACACTATTTAAAATAAGTATTAATCATGATAGAAGCATTTTGCCTTGTTTTATGCCTTGCAAAAATAACGGCTTCATTGTGAGCAATTCCCGCTTCTTTATATTGCATTAAATACTCATTAAACATTTTTACAATAGATTCTTTTTGTTTTATTGATAATTCCATTTTAAGCCCCTTGTTAGTGTATTTTATAAGATATAGCTTTATAGTCTGAATTCCAGCATTTTCGGCAATCATTACACTTGCCACCGTGCTTGTAACTTTCGCATTCAATCCCTATAGGATCTTTTGAATGTACATTAGAGACCGTTATATTCTGAATACCTTTTAAGCTATCAGGAATAATCACGGGTTTATCTATAAACATAGCGGACAAGCGGACTATTAAATTACTAGGAATAACATTTTTAGAAGCATATTCCTTGATAATGTTATATTCACGGGTTGGAATCCAGAATTTGGTGTTCGGCATTAATTCCGCAATCTTACAGATTTTACCAAAATGCTCTATAGATTGAATATCGCCTGAGTCATGCCACCTGAAAAATGGTTGATTATTGATTAATTTAATCATAGCGGGAATCCAGTCATTAGACTGAATAGAATTAAGCCTTTTATATTGCATAGGTAAAATGTTAGCTTTAAACCTATGATAATTGCCTTTATTGGCATAGCAATTATTACAGATAGAGCCTTTAATCTTTGCCATTTTAGAGCCTGTAATACATGCTTCAGTAGGTAAAGAATAAGAATCACAGGGCATTTTACTTGTTTTGGTACAATTACCCGCTAGCTCTATAGCTTCTTTTTTAGTTTTAAATAGTGTAATGGTATTCATAATTAATCCTTATGTGGTTGAATAGTTATTAAAGTATAAATAATTTTACTTAATATATCAATTATAAGTTTATCGTACTTATAAAGGGATATTCTAAAAAGCATTAAGCGGGGCAATTAAGCCACCGCCTTTGCTTCTGATTGTTTTCTTTGTTTTCTTAAGAAGTCTTTTAATTCTTCTTCACAACGAATCAATCTTTTTTTATTGTCTTCTAATTCTTCATAATTGTAATATTGTTCAATTGTATAATCTTCACCATAATATTTTTTCATGGTGTGTTTATCAATTAAGCAACCATTTTCCGCGATGCCATATTCAAGATATAAGCGTTGCTCGAGAATTAAGGCTTTATACATACTGATATATCTTTCTATTTTTTCAATATCCGTTAAGCCATTTGGATTGTATTTTTCCTTAGCTACAAGCGTGTTATATTCGCGTTGATACATAGTGAGATCTGATACTAATTCTGATACTTTCTTATTTATTCTTTTCATGATATATCCTTATATAGTTATTAAAAATTCGGCTTTTTGTTTGCCGTTGCATAATTATAAACATAAATAAAAATTAAAGTACAAATAATTTTACTAATCAAAATATAGATGGTGATAAGTTTTACTTATAACATTGATAAGATAATAACGGATTCATATAAAGCCCTACAATCAATTTAAATAAGCAAGGGTAGGCTAACCCCTTAACAATAAAAGAAAATGCAACAGTGAGCGATTGTGTGCGTTTTAGAGGTATATATAATATAAAAGGTACATTTAAACATGGATAATCAAGAGAATAACTTAATTGAAGCGGAAACCTCAGAGAATAAAGGTGGCAGACCCCCGCACCAAGCAACGGACGACACCCGAAAACAGGTCTATGAATTATCGTCAGTAGGAACTACATATGAAGATATCGCCAAAGTCATCGGTATCTCACACGACACCCTCACAAAGTACTATCGCCCAGAACTTGACAGAGGTCGTATAGATGCTAATGCTATTATTGCAGGTACTTTATTTAAACAAGCACAAGAGGGTAACACTTCTGCAGCTATATTCTGGCTCAAGACTCGTGCACAATGGAAAGAAACACAGAAGCATGAACATGGTGGTGATCTAGATGGTTCACCAATTCAAGTAAAAGTAATCACTGGAATTGAGTAGACCCCCCACCCCCTTTTTCTATATACATAAATTCTCATTAATATTTAAAACGCCAGTAGGGTAAAATTATGCCGCTAAAAAAAGGTAAATCACAAAAGGTTATCTCTGCAAACATTCGTAAAGAGATGAAGTCTGGTAAACCACACAGACAAGCTGTTGCTATTGCACTGTCTAAAGCAGGTAAAACTAAAAAGAAAAAGAAATAATGAACATTTATCAATTACTACAGTCTTTAGGTTTGTCTAGTGGGCAACAACCTGAAATAGGATATACAGACTTAATTGGTGGTGACTACGCTATAGATGAGGCAAAGGTTAGATTTCCTGATGATGGTAAGGTTGGTGGAAATCAAGATGCTTTCCGTCATTTAGTATGGCAAGCAAACTTACAAAGAGAGATGCCATTCCTTGCTAAATTTATTGGTAATGCTCATGAATCAGATTATGTGCCGTTTGTTGGTGCTATGGGAAAAGGACAAGGCGAATCTGAAAAACAAATGGACTTATATAATAATGCTCTAGGTAGAAAGATAGCAGATCAAGCTACATCAATAGACGATGTATATAACATTGCTGAACAGATGGTTATAAATAACCGAGTTAGAACAGTGCCACAAGAAATTATTGATGCAGAACATGAAAGAAAGATGATTGATAAAAGGTATAAATAATGGCTAAACAGGGACTCTATGCAAACATCCATGCAAAACGAAAAAGAATCGCAGCAGGAAGCGGA